GCTCAGCGCTCACGCAAATGCTCCATGCGGCACGCGCCACCAACGCGTACGAGCGCAAGCTGCAAACGCTCAGCCGCATCCCGGTATTGATCATTGATGACTTTGGCCTCAAGCCGCTGCGTGCACCGGCCGATGAGGATTTGCATGAACTGATTGCCGAGCGCTATGAGCGAACGGCCACGATTGTGACCAGCAATTTGGACTTCACAGAGTGGGATCAGGCCTTCCCGGGCAACCCGCTGCTGGCCTCAGCGACGCTGGATCGGTTGCGCCACAACGCGTACTGTTTGACGCTCGATGGTCAGTCCTACAGAAGCCCACGCCAGATGCCGGGGACAGGGGCATCAAAAACAAAGAATTCAGCCCCACAAAAAGAGGCCAAATAAAGGCAAAATCCAAACCCGAAAGATGTCAGTTTGAGCGCCTCCAGCTGGCCTCTATGTGCCGAAAACGGCTGGCTCCTTTATGCCGAAAAGTGACAATCGGGCTTCCCTAGCCAGCGTGGTTGCGATGGACTTCATTGCATGCTCGAACAGATCGAGCAGGTTGGATTGTTCGTCCTCGTCGATGCCGTGAGAAACGGTGTCCTCGATCACGGCCTTTTTGTATCTGTTGGTCATCGGCATTTCTCCGTTGTGGGGATGACATGAACGCGCTGTTTGGCCCTAAAGCCAAGCTCTTCCGAGCGCTTTCGGATCAAGCGTTGCGAAGCAGCAAGGCGACCTCGGCCTCTCGTCGTGTAACGAGTCCCGGCAGCACTTTCCCGCCGCCGTAGATCCACCGTCGCAGTTCCTGCCCGACTGCAATCCAGTCCTGCTGATTGGCCCGCCGCCGCAGCGTCGATGTCTGTAGCCGCCCAGCGCCGAGGTTGAACGTGAAGTCGACGATCGCCGCGAGCCGTCCCTCCGGTTCAGTGGCCAACACCGGGCAGAAGCGCAGCGTCGCCGCCAGTGCCGTCTGTAGATCGCGCGCCAGATAGACCTCGGCTTCGACCTCCGAGATCGGCGGGTGCTTGGAATCGCAGAGATGGCCGTACCCAATCGTCCAGAAACCTGCGGGACAGATGTACGGAACGGCCGTGATCTCGATCCCGCGCTTCACCCTGCGTTCGAACCCCTCAAACCGCTTGGTCAAGTCGATCGCTGCCTGCGGCACTTCAATCACGGCCGAACCTTGTCAAACACGCGACCCAGGAACCAGAAGTTAAGGACACCTGCCCACAGCGCTTGGTCGGCCTCAGTCCAGGCGTGCAAAACTGCTGTACCCCAGTCGGCACCGGCAGACAAAGCCGCCGCAAATGCTGCCATCTTCGCCGCACAGTACAGCGCCATGAACCAGTAGGTGATCACTGGGCGAACGGTGCTGGAAAGCGCATCGGCCCACGCCACACCAGTTTTCTCCCCCTGGGAGCGCACGGCATCTCGCAAGGTTTCGATTACACCGGTGTTCCAGGCGCCGTCGGCAGCCGCGTTAATCTCGGACATGCGCTGCGCCCCACGCAGTTTTTCGAACTCGAGCGCCTTGTCCTGCATCGCCAACTCGTGGCCACGCTCTCCTTGGCGGTCGAACCACTTCAGGATTTCAGGAGCCAGGCGAAACGCGCCGCCCAGCAAGCCGCCCAACAGTGTCTCGATCATTGGGGACCTCCCATCAGGCGCAACTTGATCGCGATGCCGACCAGCAGTGCAGCCAACACACCGGTGGTTAGCACCTTGACCGTGGTTTGCCAGGCTGTACGGCGTGCTTCTCGCCACGCATCAATCAGACCCCGCAGGTCACGGATATCGCGGGCAGCGTGGCCGTTTTCAAGGCCAAGGCAAGCCAACGCGCGTTCGGCCCCTCGCTCGGCTGCGCGGGTAAGCAACTCATCAAGGTCCTCCGGGCGCAGGTTCAGGATGTCAGCACTTTGGTTGCTGTTGGATTCTTCTGTCATGGGCATCTCCAAAAAGAAAAAGCCCGCACTGGAGTGAACCAGGCGGTCAATTGATGAAACGGTTTGTTGTGTGGCTTAGGCTGTTTGCTGCGCTGCAAGAATCGGAATCACGCGCCTTGCCGGAGGCGACTCCACGGTGCTTTTGGCCAGACTAAAGATGTCCTTGCGCTGCGCAGGCAGATCGCCATCGATAAAGACCGGCATGCAACCCGTCAGAAACTCAATGGCCGCAGCAAAGAACACCAAGTTGTCCGAATAGGCGGCGGCGCACCCCGCATCCCAAAGCAGACCTTCCAGAAACATGCACGAGCCCTTACACATTTGCAGGACTGGGCAAGACGAGCAGCCTTGGCGCTGGCTCCAGTGCGTGGCGCTTTTCATGCCCACTGCAGTCAGATCTGAAAGCTGGCCAATCAAATGACTCTGGCCATTAGGGGCCGTGGCTGCGGCGCTCACGTTCTGACAAGTGACGACATTGCCTTTGAGATCGACAGCCAGGTTGTGGCTTCGGTCCATGCCGCACTTTTGTCCCAGCGCAGAGGCCGGACGCTGGTAGCGAATGGAATCAATGAAGTCTTGAATCTTATGCTGGGTGATTTCAAAACGACTGGCAAAGCCAGAGCGAAGTTCACCGAACCCTTGCCTACGAAATTGTGCATGTTCTACGGTGGTCTTGAAGGTGGCGGCCAGCCCGCCTTCATCGTAGGGATCGATGAAAGCACCTTCACCAATCTGAACATCGGCACCGAAGCGCTCCTGCATCCAAAGCTGCACCGCTGCCCTGCTGGGGTTTTGGCTGTTGATCATTGCGTTGATGCTGATGCGGCCTTTCGGATGGAGGCGCGCATACAGATCCAGGATGGCGGAGCGCTGCTGCGGATCATCCAGAGGGTCCGCTCCGCGTGCATGGTAGCCAGGCCCATCGTGGGAGAGACCGACCACGAAGCCCATGCGGTCCAGCCACTCGTTGGTCTCAAGACTTAGCAAAGAGCCATTGGTGATGATCAGGAACTCAGCGTCCGGGTACCGCACGCGCAAGCGCTCGGCCAGAGGCTTCAAGGTCTTGATGTAGACCAGTGGCTCACCGCCCCAGAATTCAATGCGCTCGGGAGCCTGGCGCAGGCTGGCTGTCAACTGCTGCAGGAAATCGTCCACGTCCTCGGGGTTCGTGCTCTCAGCATGGGGCACGAATCGCTGGCTGCAGTAATTGCATTCGTAGTTGCAGGACAAGCCGAGGCTGATTTTGAGGGTCTTGATCAGGCCTTTTCGGCCAGGCTGACTCACACTGACGACCACCGCTTCCTGGAAGGTCTTGGGTTTTACTTCCAGTACCGGGGATCCAAACCCATCCTCGCCCCAGGTCAGGTTGCTGGTCATGTTGTCGTAATGCAACTCGCGCTCGGTGTTGTCCGGCGCAATGAGCTTGATCTTGAACTTGGCCATCAGAGTACCTCCATCTCAAGGTGGATTTCAATGCTGGGACGCTCGCCCAGGTAAACATGCCCGAAATGCAGCAAGTGACTCGGGAACACAAGCAGCAAATCAGGCTGCGGGTCAACCATGGCTACGCGCTCTTCACCAGGCAGCGCCTTGCTGCCAAAGGGTCCGATCGGACTTTGCAAAACCAATGCGCCGTCATGCTCGCCGCGCGCATGGTCCGGGTGGGCGTCCCCGTCAATCCAGTAAATGGCCGACAGGTGGGCAGACTCCACATGGGGCGGCACAAAGTCGCCTTTGAACTGGACCAACTCCCTGCCGGTGATGGTTGTGACATCAATGCCAAAAGCTTCTCTGGTCACGGCTTTGATTCGAGCGAACAAATCTGCAAATACAGGGTCCATGAATTCGAGTGACTCACGGCTCGAGCGACTCCATGGTTTTCTCTTGGGATTGAGTTCGCCGTATACAGCGAGCGTCTTGTCCTTGAGGACCTGGCGCTCCTCGTCCGTTAGCCCAAGCTGGGTGCGAACGACCGGTGTAGAAAAAAGCAACTGCATCATGTCGCCACCACCGCAATCCGCGCATCCTCTGCGCCTGGGAAATACTTCCAGCCAAACTTCACCCGGATTTCATCGCCAGCAGACATGCCTGCCGCCGAGACGGGAACAGTAGCCAAGCCATGGGTCGCACGAACGCGTGCAAAAGGCACCAGCCCGCTGACGGCTTCCAGATAAACAACGGCCTCCTGGTCCAGCAGTTGGCCTGACACATCCTCTATGCGCAATTCGATTGAGGTGTTGCCGCCCACCGGAACACTGACAGGCGCTTGCACATGAATGAACGGAAACGCCATGGTGCGAACAGCGCCGCTGCTGGCTGCTTCGCTCCAGACCAGCGCGCAGTGCTCATTGACCTGAATGTTGGCGTCCGTCGCCTGCGCGTTGAGGTTCACCGTGATGAACAACTCATCGTCACTGGCCGCTGCGAATGGCACGTTGATGCCCACCAGTAAATTTCTTTTAAGTCGCTGGGCGTAATCGACAGCCGTTTCGCGATTGGGGAGTGTCTCTGGGTACAACGCAAAGACGGGAAGAAACGCCCCGGCATGAACAGCCACAAAGTAAGTCTGGTGATCGCACCAGTCGTAGCGCTTGCGCAGATCGGTGATGTTGACGACTACGGAATCAATCAACGTCAAGCCAGGATCATCAGTGGTCGTCTCGTCTACCGCAACCGCAGGCAAATACAAGGACACGCTCAGGTCGCTCGTGACTGTGTCGAAACCGAGGTGAACGGTTGGTTGGAATTGGGGATGGATTTGTGCGTTGCGCACGGCAATGATTTTCATGGGTTGGGTCCTTAGCAGCAGCAATCGCAGTTGCAATTGCAGTTGGTGTTCCGATAAATACGCACTGTGTTGTCTGATGCGATTTGCGTAAGGGCGGCTGTTGTTGTGTACCCACCGACGCCATCGCCAACGTTTCCGCTGAACTGAAACGCCGTTACTGCAGTGGGACGCCCACTCACCCCAGTCCAGGGCACACTGCCTGCGCTGGCCGCGTAGTTCACCGAGAAATTCGATGGGTTGTAGACATAGAAGTTGGTGCCGTCATTGCCGCCCCAAAGCCAAGTTGGCTGACCTGCCTGACCAGACCAGTTGTAAGTGCCAGCACCAGCAGTTGAATTAAGCTGACTTGCTGTTGCTGCGTTGCCGCTTACGCTGATTGGCCAAGTCCCTGACGCCCCAGTGCCACCGGGTTGCGGCGGCGTAAAGCCGAGTGCTGCAATCACCTGCGCATAGGTCGGCGCTGTAGCGTTGATCACACCGAGCGCCGTTCGCGCCGTCGCGGCTGTTCCGTCTGAGCCCAGCAAACCGGTGAGGTAGTCGTTCAAAGAATCAAGGGCAGTCTTGAACTGCCCTTGGGTTACGGTGGTACCAGTGAAACTGGCCTTGGATGGGATCGCTGTCATGAATGCCTCTGGTTATTTCCACATAGGCGCGGAGTCACCCTGGCCCGGCACATAGCCCGGCACAAAAGTGACGACCACGCCGTCTGCGCGTTTGAGATAAATCTTTCCGTCCGCCACGTTGAGTACCAACTCACCCAGCGTGACTTGCGCAGCGGTGGGCACGGCGGCGGCCGTGCTGCTGCGCTTGTGCAGGATGGTGTTGGCCATGGTTAGAACGCGCCTCCATCAATCGTGGCGCTGGTGGACAAGGCGTCCGTGATGCCAAAGCCAGACAGGGTTGTGGGTTTGCCGCTGACGCTGGTCCACGCAGGCGTGACCGTGACAGCCGTACCGATGGCAGTGACCCTGCCCTTGGCGTCAACGGTAATGGGGGACACCGCTGTGGCACTGTTGTTGTAAGTGCCAGCCGTGACACCGCTGGCTGCCAAAGTCAGCGCCATGGAGGTTGTGCCTGAACCAGTCACATCGCCCGAGACCGTGATGTTTTGGTTGGCCGTGATATAGCCGGGGTTGGCCCCTGCCGTGACCCGACCAGTGGTGTCCACCGTCATGCTGGAATAGGTGCCAGCCGTGACGCCCGTGGCGGTGATGGACAGCGTATTGCCAGACTTGGTCAGGCCTGTACCCGCAGTGAGTTGGCCCAGACCGTTGAATTGCTGGAAGGTCAGCGCGGTGGTGCCCAAGGTGATCGCACCGTTGGTTGCCAGCACCCAACCAGAGTCCGAGTAACTGGTGCCTTCCTCAACAAAGACATAAAGGCCCGAGGTCAATTCTCCGCCGGGTGTGTTGTCAGCATCCGCTGAACGAGCCCATACACCCGCCGCTGCAACATAAAGACCGTTTTGTGCACCAGCGGTTTGGTCCTTGACCAGCACACGGTCACCCGCCACAAGGACCACACCGTCAATTGTCTGAATGCCCGACAAGGTGATGTTGGCCGTTGTGGTGGCGCGAACCGAGGCTTTGAAGTCCAGGCCTGTGATTGCGTTATCCACATACTGCTTGGTTGCTGCATGCAACGCGTTGGTGGGGTCAGCAGCCAGCGTCAATGCACCTGTGAGCGTGCCGCCAGTAAGCGCAAGCGCATCAGTGATGCCGTAACCGGTCAAGGTGGTGGGTTTGCCTGTCACGCTGGACCAAGCCGGTGTCAAAGTGACCGCAGCGCCCGTGCCCGTGATTCGGCCCTTGGCATCTACCGTGAATGGTGTGATGGCTGTGGTCCCGTTGTTATAGGTTCCAGCAGTTACACCGCTGCTGGCCAAAGTCAGCGCAATCGCGGTCGTTCCGGAACCCGTGGCATCACCAGAAACGGTGATGTTCTGGTTTGCGGTGAGGTAGCCAGGGTTGCTGCCACCGGTCACGCGCCCCTTGGCGTCCACTGTGACGTTGGAATAACTGCCTGCGCTGACGCCACTGGCCACCAGGGCCAGCACCACGCCACCCGACAGCGTGCCGGTGCCAGTTGCATCTCCGCTGACTGCGAAGCTGTCAGCCTTCTTGGCAAAGACACCTGAGCCAGCGGCGGCGGTGACAACACTGCCGGACTCGCCGATGAACAGCGTCTTGCTGACTTCGGACCAGGCCAGCTCGCCCACTGCAAGCGTGGGCGGTGTGGCGGTGGTGGCTGATCGTTTGATTTGAATGAGGTTGGGCATATGGTTCTCCGTTGGAATTTAGAAATAACCCGCATCCAGGGCCAAGGCAGTGACATCAGGCAAGGGACCGGGCGGACCGACTGCCCCCTGATCCCCCTTTGGGCCTTGAGGCCCGGGAACGGTGAGCGTCATTTCGACGGAAGTGCTGTCCCATTGCGGCTCCAGGCTCAAGCTGACTTCGGTGGTGGCGGTGATCGTTGTGGTCATGGATTGATCTCCATTTACGGGCTCACGTCTGGCAAATATCGGGAACTACGGGCACGATGAATGTTTCAGTCGATCGCACCATCCCGCCGTCATGCACCTCGACATCGCAGTACAGATTGGCGGGTGCCGGGAAGGTTGCAGACTGGGCAGGATCAATGAGCGAAAGATAGAAGCGGCCAGGATTCACGGTCTGGTCAGGATCAATTGCTGCCGAGAGGTTGGCAACCAATGCACCGACGCTGGTACGCAATTGGGAACGAATGATTTGGGTACTCAGTTGGCTCGCCACACCGTTGATGCGGTAAACGCCAGACAAAGCGAAGGTATCGCCCCGCTTGAACGGGGGCGTTATTTGTGCAGTCATTTCAATATCCTTGAACGTAGGCGTCCACCGTCCCAGCGGTTGCAGCGCCACTGGCGTTGAAACACTGGATCAGCGGACCCGAGGTTGATTTGTCGACCACGCGGGCCGTGGTGGCAGAACCACCGTCTGAATGCAAAGTGAGGCTCACGATCACCACGTTCCGCCAGCCGGTGCCAATCGCCAATCGAGAACCTCCCGAGGCAATCACCACATCCGGCAGGCGAATCGCTTTGTCGGGCACATCGATCTGCGCAACCACCGAGCCAATCAGGCCTTGTAAATTGCTCTGGTCGACGTCGATGCGAAACTGGTACGTTGTCCCGGCATCAGCCCATGCACGTCCAGGAAACGGCACGTAGGTCACGTCCGTCGTCTTCTTCCAAGTGATCTTCCAGGCGTAGCCACTGATGGTGGCTGCGATCGTGAGACTGCCACTCTCGGTGAATGTGACGCTGCCCGTCCAAGTAATGGCTTGGTACTGTGGCACCAGAAAAACTGCTGTGGTGTTGGTCCACAACTGCGCCGTGTCGTTGCTCCACATGCGCGATGAGTCGGGGGCTACCACCGGCGTCGTGTTGAGCGTGTAGCTTGCAAACACGTTCTCCACCGGCGCATCACCTAAGTTGCAGGAGATGGCCGTGACATTCAGGCTTTCATTGCCTGTGGTATCCACCGCTTTGATCAAAATCTGACCGGCCCCGTAGGGAATGGTGACCAGATCCCAGGGCGAAACTGCCAGCAGGCCTGTGTGTAATTCCAGCGCATCTGACCAGGAACGACTGCCACCCGGCTGCCAACGCACGCGGTAACCCGCTAGATCAATGTCTGAGACCGGCCCCCATGTCAGGCGCTCCCCGTCCAGGCGCAGCCATGGAACATCAGAAGGTGGTGCAGTTTTACCCACCACTTGCACTGTTCCCTGGGACCATGCTCCGCGCACGCCGATCGAATTGATCACCCGAATGCGCACGTTGTAGCTGGCCCCGTCTTGCACTGGCGAGACCCAGGCCACGCCCAATTCGGCAGCCACAATGTCCACCGGCGACCATCCCAGGTCGGTCGTAGCTTGGGTCTGAACTTCGACCTGCCCCTTCTGAGCGTAGACCTCGGTAGGTGCGGCCCAGCCCACGCGGATGCGCGAAATGACAGAGCCATCGGACAGTCGCAGCAACTCGGTCGTGCCGGAGGCCAATGTGAGGCCTGACACAGCGGGTACGCTGAACGGGTCTGGCAAATTGGACTGAGCGATGACGGCTGCAGGTGACAGGACCGCTTGCGTGTAAACACTGGCGCTGTATTCACGGGCCACGACATAGACCTCGTCGTTGTCCTTGATCTCGATCTGCATGATCCGAAACAGCTTTGCGCTCCAACCCGGCGTTGAATGCGTGATCGGCACCACGTCACCCACCTCGCAGCGCAAGCCCTCCTGAAATGCGGAGAATTTCACGACCAAGCCGTAGCGGCTCTGGTTAAGGGTCAACTGACCGATGTTTTGCGCCCGGTAGCTGTTGGCTGTGAAAGGCAAATCAATCTTGGCTTCCAGAATCAGACCGTTATCGGTAGCCCGCAAAGCGGTGGACTCGACCATCGCCAGGTCGGGCTGCCACTTCTTGGCCGGGTTATAGAACCCTGCGGTGACCCTGTTGAACTTGGCGCGTTTACCGGCTTGGCTGATGACCCAAGAGCCGGTGATGTTGCTCTCTGTGAACCCAAAGCTTGAGGCCGTGGTGGCCACATCAAGCACCAACCGGTACTTGCCGCCGCTAAACACCAGCATGCCCCGACACGCGGTAAGCAATGCGCGCACGTTGTCATACGCAGTCTGGTTGGTGTCGATCGTGCCATCGCATGCGTAAGCCGTATAGTTCACCTGGGCGAACGTGTGCTGGCCAGAGCCTGCTGATGTCAGATCGATAGCTGTCCCAGCAAAGGCATTGGCCATCGTGGTGGCCAGTTGGTAGCTGGTATCAGTTACCTTGATCGCGTAATAAGTTGTCCCGGCCACCAGCGGACTTGGCAAGGTGGCTGTGCTGCTGACTTTGATGCCGTCTCCGGTGTCGATCGGAATCGGTTGCGAGAAGGTCAGCGCTTCAGTTGCGGTGCTGACCGTGAAGATGTCAGAAAAACTTGGGGCCGTGATCCGCACATCGCAGGCGTTCGCGGCTGCAGCAATGCTGGTGTCATCGATAGCGCTAGATGCAATACCGCGACCGTAAATGGCGTTACTCAGGTAGTCCCGGATAACCAGTGCCGGATTATTGGAGTACCGGGTCTGGCCATCGCGTGGGTCGTACAAAGTCCTGCCACGCACATCTGCGGTGATAGTGGGAAGGCCAGAGAAAGCGTTGCGGTCGTATTTGAGCTTGACGTACAGATAGGCGCAGTTGGAAAGCTTGCAGTCGCTGGTCCACTTGGGCACATCGGCGGTAAGTGCTGCATCGGCCGCATCACCGGGCACACCCAGATGCTTGGTGACAGTGAGCAGTCCGGTGAACTTGGCGTCCGTTGACAGCACATCGTCCAGATAAACGTTATCGATCGCGGTCACCGGCCCCTCTGACAGCACCAGCACCAGATGAAGGTATTCGTTGCTGCTGCCAGAAACCTCAATAAAAACCCGTGTGCCACCCACCCGGCGACGACCATAGATCACAGGGATCGGGTCCACATTGCTCTGGGAGTTGATCAGGATGCCCTGCGCCTGGGCCGAGGACAGCGCTGACTGGGCGCTTGAGGGCGAGTTCGAGCCGATCAGTGACTGCACCGCCAGATTGGCAACACCCCCAGCCACAAGGCCAGCCGCACCGCCGATGAAGCTGGCGGTGGCAAGCGATGCGCCAAGAACATCAGCCGCTGCAGCCGTGATGCCCGACTCAATGACCATGCCAAGTACGGCATCGGCCACCACCGCACCCACGGCCTCCGACACCACCGATCCAACGATGGCTCCAATGACGATGCCTGCCATTACCCGACTTCCCTGTCCCGAACTACCTTGGCATACATGCGCTCAACATCCTGGTATCCCAGGTATCCGAGCAGTCGACCGAAGTTCTTTTCTCGTTTGACGTGGTAATAAATTTTCTGCACACCCTGGGCCTTGAGACCCATTTCGGCAAAGCGCAGCAGTTTCAGAATGACACGCCCGGCACGCACTTCGGGCACGGCATACACAGCGCTGTTGGCAGCGACCAGTGCATCCTGGTAATGGATGTGGGTCTGCACGATGAATACGGCGTAGCCCACGATCACACCATCACGTTTGGCGATGAAGGTGGCAAGTTTTCCGGCTGAATCGAGTTCGCAGTAGCGCGCCCAGTCGACATTCAGACGATCGAGATCCTTTTGGCCGACTTCCTCGTACTCACGTTCTGCCAGGGCTTGGAGTTCTTGGGCAGCCGTGCCGATGGGAATGCGCGCATACGTGTAGAAAGCTCGTCCGCTTTTCACAGTGAGCCCCACTTGATTTCACGATTGATGTTGGTGACAAACTGAAACCCCCGGTCGCCCGGAAACCAGATCTGTTCTTCCGGGTCGTTGGTGTGTCTGCCCGGCGTGCGTTGGAAATCCACCCACTGCGAACTGGCAGTCACTGCGATCGTGCAGGTGCCGTTGTTGGGGTCGTCGGAAATTTCCATGCTGTCAATCCGACCATCGAACACCAGCAAGGGGTTGCTGATGATGGCCAGGCGGTAATCCAGAAAGCCCTTGTAGATAGCAATGCGCCGGTCAATATAGGGCTTGGACAGCGCAATTGAAATCCAGGTCTGGTCCACTGCCGAGACTTGCACCGTGACATTGGGAATGCTCATGTCACTGGTCTCTGACAGACCGGAGAACCCGAGAAAGTGACCATTGGCCGTGTAGGTGTTGGTGCTCCAGAGCACGTTGATCCAGGCATCCGTCATACGGATGGTGCCGTCGTCGAACCAAGTCTCAACCAAGTAGACGGGTTGGTTGCTAGATTTGAGGATCTCGGCAATGAACTCTGAACTTGCGCCGCGATCCATTAAAAAGCCTCCACCAACTGCAAGCTGAAGTTGTAAATCGCCCCCGGAGCCACGGCAGACTCCATGGTGTCGGTGCCCAAAGCCAGCGTGAACGGCACGTTGCGCACGGTAATCACTGCGCCGTCGGCAGGCACGGCCATCAAGGTGGGCTCAATCGCCACGGTGGCCAAGCCAAAGGCATCTGCATTCACATCAGCGGTGACCATGTAGACCTTGGTCTGGCCAGTGATGCCAATGAAGTCACCCGCTTTGAGTGCGCCGGAAAGACCTGCGGTCCAGCCGCGCGTCGACAAACTTCTGCCTTGTTGGTTGGCCCCGTTGATCTGCGGCGTGCCAGTAGCCACACCTTGGGGCAACTTGTGGGCTGGCAGTACAGCGGTGAAGGTATCCCACTGGCCGCGCTGAGCGATAACAAAGGCCTGAATCGGCGCGAATTGCGCACGGGTCAATCCCACCCAGTCGGCCGTGATCACCCAGCGTTGTGCGCCATTGGTGCGCACACTGCGACGCAGGTTGTGCGAGATCGACACGCGCGTGGGCTGGTAGGACTGAATCTTGATGGCGCTGGGCGCGGGGGTGAGAGGAAAGGTGCCGCTCATGACTTACCCCGTAATCCCATAGCGTCCGCGCATGTTGAGCGCCTGATTCACGATGCCCACCACAACCGCCTTGTTTTGCACCATGGCGGACTGGAAACTGCGCGCGTCCATTGCCCGCACGGAAAAGTTGATGTTGATTGGCGCTTGGGCTGAGCTGCTGTCACCGCCGCCCGGCGAAGCTGTTGTGACAGGCGACTTCCCGTTGGGAACGATCGTTCCTGCGCCATTGGGCACAAACCACTCTGGGCCTTGCTCGCCCACGATGTAGGGCTGACCACCGGCGACCGGACCGCCATCGGCTTTGAACAAACCCGACAGAAAATTCCCGGCACTGCTGAACATTCCGGAGAGCGACATGCCGCTGGTCGCTTGCGCCAGTGGTTTCATCACGCTGTTTTGAATCTGGATGCGAATCAGATCCGCGATGATGGAGTTGGTCAGGCTCTTGAAGTCGAGCTTGCCGGTCTGGACAAAGCTCACCAGCGCGTCCTCCATGCCCTTGAACGCATTGGTAAAGAGCCGCTCGGACTGGACTGCCGCGTTGGTGACGTTGTCGATGTAGTTGTTGAGGGCTTTGGTAACACCCGTCTCCCACGAATGCTCAGCATCCCAGCGGGCTTCAATCGCTTTGATCATGACCGCCGTGGATTTAACGGCCTCATCGCGCAGGCGCTGCTGCGTATCTGCCATCAGCTTGGTGCCACTTTGCTCGGCATCCCAAATCTGTTGCTCGACCGCGAGGAAGTTCTTGCGCTTGACGTTGGCGATCTCTTGCGCCTGGGCGTTCATGCCAATCAGGTCGGTCTGGAAGATGTACTGCTCGTTGGCCTGCTCCAGGCTGTGCGTGAATGCATTGATCCGCTTGGTCTCATCGAACTTCTGTTGCACATCAAAACGCTCGTTGACAGCCTGCACCACGGTGGCGGTCGACTTGGTGGCCTCAGAACGCAGACGTTGCTGCGCTTCAGCGGACAACTTGGAGCCGTTCTTTTCTGCATCCCAGATTTGCTGTTCAACGGCCAGGAAGTTCTTGCGTCCTTCTGTGGCCAGCGCCTGATCGCGAGCGTTCAGACCAATCAACGTGTTTTGAAACTCGTATTGCTGGTTGGCCACATCCAGGCTGTGGGCGAAGGCATCAATGCGCTTACTCTCATCAATCGACTGGATGCTTGAAACGGTGGCCGTCACCTTGGCCATATCACCCAGGCGGCCTTCCTTGACTGCAAGCAGGCGACCTTTTTCGATCATGGCCTCGTACTTGCCCAGCTTGTCTTTGATGGCTTCAACATTGAGCGAGTCCAGGTACGAGTCAAACGGACTGGTTTTGTCGGGCCGCTGGTCTGGAATGGCAAACGAGCGCTTGGGTGACTCGACGGGCTTTTTCAAGCCCGCATCACGCTGTGCAAACTGCTCATCAAGCTTGGTGAGAAACAGCGGCGCGGTCCAAATCTTGACCATGTCCTCGTTGAAAGACTCGGCGTGGCTCTTAAGGTCCGAGGTCAGCGTTGCAAAGCGGCGCTTGACCGGATCGAGTGACTTCTCACTGATCATCTCCGCGCCAATGCCGTCCATGAAGGCCAGCACCGAGACAATATCGGCTGCGACCGCTGCAAAGGAGTTACCTACGATGCGAACCACGCGAACGATGGCATCAAAGATGTCGATGAAGGCAGCCACCGCGCGCAAGCCCTCGCGCGCCCAGGTCTCAATCACGTTGTCTTGCTTGAGTTGCTTGGCGGTGTCATTGAGCCGCTCGGTCATGCTGCCTGAAGCCAGCAAAGCATCGGTGAAGTCACGCATCACCGGCAACAAGGCCGAAGCAATGGTGTTGTAAAGCGACTTCTTCCGGCCCTCCAGGCGCACGAGGTTCTTCTCGTACAGATCGGCTTCTGCTGCCATTTCCGACGTGACCTTGGCGTTGAGTTCACCGATATCGGCCAGGTCCTGCATGAAAGGCAGCAACTGTGCACCGCGTTTGCCGAGCAGCATCTGGGCAGTCGCCACCGCCTGGGTGCTGCTGTCCATGGAGTCGAGCTTCTTGGCCAGGTCCAACATGACTTCGCCCGAGTCGCGCAACTTGCCAGAAGAATCAGTCACCTCAACGCCCAAGGATTTGAACAAATCGGACTGCTTTTGGCTGCCGCCTGCCGCTTCGAACATGGCTTTGGAGAGCTTTTGCAGCCCACCGCCAACTTCTTCCAGGCTGGTGCCCGAGAGTTTGGCCGCCGACTTCAAGCCTGAGAGGGCTTCCACTGTCGCACCGGTCTTCTTGGCCATCTGGTCGAGTTCACCCGCCGACTCAATCGCCCCCTTGATGCCATCGGCAAAGGCATCGAAGGTGTATGCCGCCGCCATGGCCATCACTGCGCCTTTGACCGCTTTCATGGTGGTTTCCGACACATTGCCGATGGTGTCCATGGCTTTTTTAGCCATGAACTCAGCCTTATTCAGGTCGGATTCAAAGCGAGCGACATTGGCCTCGAGACTGACCACGAGGCTGGCGAGGGTTGCCATGGGAGTTTTATTCCTTTTTGCCCAAGAGGGCTGAGATCAATCGGCTGTGCGCCTCCGCATCGGGCGGTGCATCGGCATCTTTAGGGACGGCAGGTTCTGCAGTACGCAGTCCCGGCATGAAGTCATCGGCCTGGTAGGGCTCCTGACCTTCGCGGCGGTGGACGTTGGCCAGCGTGGCGCAGACCTGGCCAAAACCAAAGTCGGCGCGCATATCAGGCAGTCCTTCCAGCCCAGCAAACGCCATCCACTCCGCGACCTGCTGCGAACTCAGGCTCCCGAGGAGATGGTCAGGGTGTTGGAATCCGAGGGCAAGGCAGAGTCGGAAGTAGAAGCGGCGCTCGGGACGCCGCTGGAGTTTTTTGTGAGTTCCTCCACATCTGCGCCCGACAAGCCATTGAGCTTTTGCGCAATGGCAAACACCCGGTCCAGTGCCGCGCCTGATTTGGCACCGAGCAGATCAACTTCATCGTCGGTGAACAGGCGCTGGCCGCCCTCATCAATTACTGTGAGACCCACCAGACGCGCACGCATGTTGGTCAGATCGACCTTGCGGTCCTTGCCCTCACCACGGACCATGCTGGCCTCAAAGGCATCACGCTCGCGACCGGTGAAGCTGCGCACGCGCACAGCACCGCCCCATTCGGGAACATCGACATCCTCTGTTTGAAGGTCGTTGGCGCAGAGGATGGCGGATTTGGAAAGTAGTGTCATATGTACTCCAGAAATGAAAAAACCCGCCGAGGTTTTAGCCAGGGGCGGGTTGGGTTGCGGTCAAAGTTCAGCTTTAGGGGCTGACCCGGTTCGTCATAGATTTCGGGCTGCGTGATGCAATCTCAAAATTTCAACATCGTCGCCACGCACGCGGTAAATGGCGATGTAGTTCTTGTGCAGGACCAGCTCACGCGTACCGGGGACGCGGCCAGCTCGGCCCATGCCAGGGTGGGCCTGAAGTTTGGTCACGGCGGCCTGCAACTCCAGAACAAAGCTGGTGGCGCGGGTTGGGTTGTCTTTGGCGATGAAGCCAGCGATTTCATCAACAGACGCAAGCGCCGTCTTGGTCCACTTGATCAACATTAATCAAGCGCCGTATTTGGCGAACACCGCTTTGACCTGCTTGTCGGTTGCGAATTCGCCTGCATCTGCTTCCTTGATGCCTTCGTGAATGTCACGAACCTGCCAGGATTCACTCTGCACATAGTTGGTCAGCGCATCGATAGTCAAAAAACTCTTGGTCCGTGCGGTCGCCTTGGCCAACTCTTCGATCTGGTTGTAAAGCGCCTCGGGCAGGCGTACGTTGATGGTTCTGGCGGTCATGGCGTAACACTCCTGTGCATGTGTAATACAACGCATTATCCACTTCACAAACCCAAAGATCAAGGCGGGCGGCGGCGTCCCTGGGCAAGAGCCCTTAAAGCCTAGGAAATTAAGCCCAGGTGATTGAGCCAGAAATGCGAAGTTCAGCCGAGCGCCGGATCGCCTGATCCACCGCGCCCTGGCTGTTGAATTTCTTCACGTACGCAGTGAAGGTCGCGGTGTTGCCGTTGGGCAGAAGCAACTTGAAGCTCTTGGCCACACCGGTCACCAGCGCAGTCATCAGGGCGATCTGGCCTGCATCGCTGTTGTCCTGGTCGACCTCGATGGCAAATGCACCCGGATCAAAGAGACCCAGAATGAATTCCTTGGCGGTCGAGTCAAAGTTGGTTCGCTCAATCTCAGAGGCTGAGCCGTCAAAGCCGCTGTAGCTCTTGACGTTGGAAATCTTGGTCCACTGCACAGGTGTCGCTGTGCCGCCGCTGGTGTAGGTCGTGAACCCGGTGGCGTCTAAGCCTGCGAGCGTGACGATCTTGGTCGTGGGTTCGATGTATTGCACAACGTAGCTGTTGCCGTTGAGCTGCGTGGTGCCAACCACGCCAGCTACTGTGATCACATCGCCCTTGTTCAATGCCGTGACCGCTGATAGCGTGACTCGGCAAGGGTTGGTGAGCGAGACGGCGGTGATGGTAAGCGCCGACCCGGTGGTCGTGCCGATACTGACCGTGGAGCCTTGGGCTGAGATGGCGGTGCTTGGCATGGAATTCTCCTAAAAATTAGTGCCAGATCGAAAAATCCAGAATTACCCGGTGCAGCAAGGCCTCAGGTTCGAATTGGTCTTGCTCGAGAAGCAAGAGATGGGTGATGGCGCTGCTTTTCATGGCCGCTTTGACGGTCTCGGCCAAAGCAATGGCAGCGGCATAGGTGGTGTCAAAGCAGTCCACCTGCAGGCGGGTGTTTTCAATGGGTGCGCCGTCGGCCAGGGTGTGTTCTGGTGCGCTGGATACGCGGGCATAGACCACGTAGGGCTTTGAGACGTTGTTGGGCGCAACATTCGGAAACACCCTTCCCCCGGCCACACCTGCGAGGATCGCGAAAAGGTCTTGCTGAATCATTTTTTGATCTACTTTTTCAATTCACGTGCAGCTTGCTCAATGCGCTCAGCAAGCCGGGTCTTGATGGCCGTTAGCGCATCGTTTTTCTTCATGTCAAAAGCAGGCCGCAGAAACGGACGCGCGGACATCTTTACGGTCCCGAACTCCACAAAGCGCCAGTACCATGCGTCTTGCGAAAGGTTTCCCTTCTTGCCTTGCTTGCGGTACTTCTTGCCATGCCGAACCGTCACAAAGAAGGTCTGCTTGTTCTTGTTCGACAACTCAGGGATTTGTTTCAAAATCACAGAACGCTTCAAGGTGCCCGGTGGCGACTGGTTGGGTCCCAGATCGCCCGTGGCAACAGGGGCTTGCAACTTGGCCTCATCTCGAATCACCTTGGCACCGGCATAGACCGCTGCACGCAATCCGTTCTTGGCTACGCGGTCTGGCAACTCTTTCAAAGCCTTGGCCAAAGCATCAAGGCCCTCAATCTGAACGCTCTCATACTTAGCCATCGTCCAAGCCCTCGGAGGCCAGCAGTGTGATCAGCACATTGCTTTCGTCCTCATTCAACGCCGCGTGGATGTTAAAGATGCGGGCTTTATATAGTGCGCGGTAGCCAGATACCACGCGTGTATCGGTGAGGCTTGTCTGATAACGCACCGTGATTTGGTGGGATATTTCGCTGGCCATGCGCTGCGCACTTTCCAGCTCGCGCCCCGTCAATGGCTGTATGTCGGCCCAAATGGTGGCCACATTCAGCCAAGTGCGGACCGGACCGCCATAGCTGTCCTGCACATTGCTTTGTCGCTGCAAGGTAATGCGCCGGTTTAGTTGACCCGCTCGTAATGAACTCATGGCATAGCCCTCAGACGAAAGCGACCTTGTAGGGGTCAAGCAAACCATCAATGAATGAAAGCGCCTCCACACGGCCGCGACTTAGAACTTATCCGTAAATAGTAAACTCTCGTCCTGAGCCGTACTTCAAACGGCGTTGGGGCGAATGTATGGCGACACGCAAGCGAGTTGAATCGTGGGTGGTGACCGATGAATTCTGGGAGCG